AGACCAACGCCGTCACGGCGCTGCTGCTGCCGGCGACGATGGAGACGCCGAGCAGTATCCCCAACGCCAGCCATTTCCAGTTTTTCAGGAGCCGCCCGTGCGGGCACATCTCCACGTGCTCGACCAGCACTTCCTTGATGAGCGCCCGGGCGATCTCCATGCACTGCGCCTTGTCGCCTTCCGTCAACGCCATCGCCGCCTCCCTGATCGGAAAAAGGCGGCCGCCGCCGATCGACGGCGGCCGCAGGAATCTGTCCCTCACCATTCCGATGGCGGCGGCTACGTGCTCAGCGTGGCGTGGGCGGCGTATTCCCAGCGGGCATAGCCCACGTTGCCTCTCTTGTAGGCTGTCCCGAGCATCGCATTATTGAGTTTCCAGTGTTCGGAGCCCTCGCCGAGAATGTTGAACTCCAGAGGAACCTCTTCCTGGATGGCAAAGGGTTTCAGCGGCGCATCGGTGCGGTACACGTCGAACTCGGTCGTGTAGTCCAGCAGACCGTTTGCGCCGACGCTGATGTTGAAGCCGTCCGCACGCAGGCTGACAATGGTGTTGGTGTCGCCTCCGTTGATCGTCGTATTGACGGTCGCCGGAACGAGCCATTGCCATAGCACGGGACTGGTCATCACGAAAAAGTCGCGTGCGTTGCTGTTCATCAACTTGCCCTGATCGTCCTTGATCGTCAGCATGTGGGCGATCACCCCGAGGATCGCCTTGACGGCCTCCGTCGAGGTCGGCGTCGCCGCCGTCGCAACCTGGAGCGCCCCGACCGTGGTCTTGGTCAACAGATTCTTCTGCGTGCCACTCTTATGCGACGAATGACTGGCCGAGAAGAAGTTCTGGCCGTCATAGGCGTAACCCAGGGTGTGCCCATCGCCGGCGAGGATCAGCGAGCTGATCAGCTCGACCTCGTGATTGACGCAGCGTGCGGCGAACTCCCGCGTCCGCGTCATCGAGATGCTGCCCGTCTTGTCCCGCTCGATGTCCGAGCGACGAAACTCGATCCCGCCCTGATATTCCTTGTTGCGGATGGTCAGATGGTACTCGGGCAGCTCTTCGCCATGTTTCTCGCCCTTGACCTCGCTCATGCCTCCCGGCGTGCCGAGCCACGCGTAGTCTTCCGAGGCCGAATTGCTGGTGAATCGCGAGCACAGACGGTCCAGCCAGGCCGCGCGAAGCTGCTCGACGGTGAGGAAGAATTCGCCTCGAATTCCTGCTGCTGTGATATACCTCATCGCTTGATCTCCTTTCGTTGCCCCATCAGGGGACTTGGAGTCGCCGGGCAACAAAACAACGGCCGTACAGGGGGTATAGGCCCCTATACGGCCGTTGGATTCTGTCCCGAAGGCATGGCGGGTATGGACCCCGCCATGTGCCCGGCTACTTGGTTGTCAATTGCGTAAAGAGCCAGTCGGCGAAACGATCCGCCGTGTACTGTAGGGCGAGCTCGCGGCCCGCCGTTGCCATGGTTTGATACCGCTGCGGCTCGTCGCGCACCGCTTGGATCACTTGATCGAAGTTGCTGCGATTCACCGCAAAACAGTTGATTCCATCCTCAAAGCCCATCTCGCGGTATTCGGCCCGCATCTGACACAGGCACAGGCAACCGGCCAGGGGAATCTCCAGGTACTTGGGCACCACGTACTCGTCACACAGCGCCAGGGCAGCGGCGAATGTCTCCAGGAACCCCTGGTACACAGGCCCGCTCGGACCGCCGCCGTCCACACTGTGCCGTTGACAGGTCACACCCGGCCGATCGAAGGCCCACCGCCGGAACGCATACGGCCGAAATCCGTTTTCGCCCGGCCACAGGTGCCCGTTGGCGAGCACCTCCGGCCGCCGCGTCCACAGCGGACTGACCTTCTGCCGGCGATTGGCAGGCGCCACGGGATGCCACCACAGTTCCAGGTCCCCGGCGTACGGTGCCAAGTAGCGTTCGAATCCCTCGCGGTAGGGACAGATCACATAGCGCACCCCGCGCCGCCTGGCCCGGTCGCACCGCTGGACCGCGGAGAGCTTGTGAAACCGCTGCCCCGTGCGGTACTGGCCGACCTGTTCGGGCTGATGTGGATCGTTGAAGTATTCGAGCTTGACGGCGTGGTGCTTTTCGATTCCGGCGATCTCGATCTCGTGCGTACTGTGCACATCGTAGAACAGGATCGCCTCGGCCTCGATCGTCGCGGCCTCACAGGATGCCGTCACGCGCTGCACCGGTGCGAACCGCTCCAGCACGGCCATAAACATATCCCGATACGTCCAGGAGTAGGCCGTAGGCAGCAACTTGGGGTCCTGTGGGTTATAGACGACGGCCAGCCGCATGCAGCACCTCAGTCAGTTCCTTTCGTTGCCGGCGCAGGACATCGGCCTGCGCCACGTGATTCGCTGCCCAGTCGGGCAGGGCGAGCTTCCGCTCGATCAGCGCCTGGACCAGGCGAATCCCCAACAGATACGCCTCGTTGAGCAACGGCAGCGCCTCATCGAGGATCCCCGGCCGATCACTTAGCCGACAGACCAGCACATCGGCCAACTGCCGGTGTACTTCGCAGATCGTCCGCTGCCCGTCCACACGCGTGCCTTTGTGTGTATCCAGAATCTCAAGCGACGCGACCAAAGCTTGCCATTCCTTTCGTAGTGACAAAGAGTTTCGTCGCAAACCGTTCCATCTCCGCCCGCCATTGCAGTTCGGTCCGGTCCATCTCGATCCGTTGGACCGTCGGGAACTTCAGCGAGTGGAGCTGCACGTACAATTCGTGAATCCTGCCCATGGCCCCGCTATCGACCAAGGCCGGCAGGATCTCGTATTCGGCCCCTTCGACGTTCATCTTGACCACCAGCGTCTCCACATTACCCAGCGACGCAAACCAATCGCCGGCAGCCAGGCAGCGGACCTCTACCACATCGCCCAGATCGCCGGTCAACTTTCCATCGACCAACGTACTGCCTTCACCTTCGTTGACGCGGCCGCGCTGCAGCCGCATCGCCCCCGGTTTCGCGGCCAGGGCCGCGTTTAGACAGTGCACATTCTGTATGGCGCCAACGTTGGCGAGCAACTTGGCGAACGTCTGCGGGTCCGGCTCGAAGCAGTAGATCTCGAATTCGTCGGCATCCGGCCGTTCGCGATAGAAACGTCGCACGGTCTCGCCCAGATGGGCTCCGACGTCGACGAAGACCTTGCGGCCCTTCGGCGAGACCATGACTTCGCGGCAGACCTCGATCATCGCCCGACCGCTGATCGTCGCATCGAAACACGCCTCGGCCATGGCTCTGGCCTTGCGCCGGGCGTCACGGTCTATCAGACAGTTCTGAATGGCCGCTGCGATTTCCTCGTGACAGCGTGGATCCGCCGTCTCGTTGGCGCACTCACAGCCGGGCGACGCCACCACCGGCAGCCCGGCGGCCAGCGACTCGCGGATCACCCGCGTGGCGATCGTGTGCGGAGTCACCAGCACATCGCACGAGCGATACCAGTCGCGAATCTCCCGCCGGATGCCGCTGGCCGACCCAATGCAGTGGCGCAGACCGTTAAGGAACGGCTGCGCCGCCGCCAGCTCTTTGCCCCGGTCCGGCATGCCCACGATATGGATGCGGGCCGCCGGATTGTATCGTTCGACGTACCGGGCCGCTCCGAAGAGGCTGTCCAGTGGAATCACATCGTCCCGCCAGATATCGGCGATCAGAATCCGGCGTGACCCGCTGAGCCCCAGGTCCTTGCCCTGGCCGTAGTAGGTCAGGTCGACCGGCGCGGGCACGTAGCGCAACTTCTCGCCCACGATCGACCGCCAGGGCAGCTCGAACTGCGGCCAGAAGTAGACGAACGCCTTGTACCTGGCGTCCCTGGCCTTGTTCGCGATGCCCTGGATGATGTCGTTCTCTCCGCCCGTGCTGATGCGGTACGAGCTTTCCGGCCGGCCGTGCAGCGCCATGACGATGGGCACACCGATATTCTGCCAGCGGGCGGGGATCGCCGTGTGACGCACCAGCACATCGGCGTCCCACGCCACCTCCGGTTCGCTGGTGACCACATCCCCATCGACCAGGCCCACGCGGCCGGTTTCTCCGGTCGCTCCATCCACGTCGACCAGCAGTGCGTCGACCCCGAGCTTTCGCTCGACGACAATGAGGTCCTTGACGGTCTCGTAGAGACCGCAGGACCTCGGACCGAACTGGGCGTAATGCACGATTCGCATGTCAGATCAGGCCGTCGCTGAACGCCTTGATGATCTCACCGATCGTGACCTTGATGTCCGAGACGTTGACGTAGTCGCCAGCATCGGCCGCCAGCTTCGCGTCACTGATCGCCTTGAGCGTCTTGGTCCAGTTGGCCTTGAAGATCACCGTGTCGCTCTTTTCGGCGGTGATGTCGCTTTGCAGCACCGTGAAGTCACTCGCACCACTCACGGTCGCCATATTCGACAGCAGGGCCGTCAGGTCGGACGCCAGCGTGGTCACCTGGTGAGTGCGAAACTCGACGATGGCCGTGTTCGTGGTCACGTACCGGACCACCACGCCGACGTTGCTGTTGCTTCCGGGCGTCAGTGTGAGGGTGTCGTCCGCCGAAGCATAGACCTGTTTGCCCTCGTCGGTGATGGCGACGCCGGTGAGCGTCACCTGGAGGCGGTAGATGCCCGTGTAGTGTGTGACCGCCAAGTCGCCGTCCGAGCCGCTGGAGTTGTCGACGAATTCGGCGGCGTGGCCGATGAAGGCGTCTCCGGCGACCAATTCGCGGGCATAGCCACTGGCAAGTCCGAGCATGCCACCCTCGTAAATGGTGGTCATGCCCTTGACGGGATGCTGACTCTGCTCGCCCCGCACGTGGTGCAGGACTGTATTCGCACTTAGTGTCATGATCAGTTCTCCTTATCGCGATTCGGTGTGTTGACTTTTCCTTGCCTCCAAGCCCTAATTCGTGCGGAAGCAATCACTGGTTCGCCGGGTGACGCACCTGCGCGATGTAGGACTTGGCACTGGTGAACTGATCTCGCAGCTCGGGCGTCACGGCGAAATGCGCCTCCAACTCAGCGTCGGTAGCCGCCGTTTCGTCAAACTTTTTGATGCTCGCGCCGCCGTTCGGCGGCAATTGCGCCTTGAATTCCGCCGTGGCCGGGTCGACGGGTGTCTTGGTGTGCCCCGCCAGTTTCTGGTTCGCCGCGGCGAGAGCCTCACTCAACTTCGCATTGCACTTGGTCAGCGCCTCGGTCACGGTCATGCCCGCCGCGAAGCAGTCGGCGGCCAGGGCGGCGTCATCGCCGCACGCCTTAGCGATGGCGGCAAAGCGCTCTTTCTCGCCGGCTGCACCTGCCGCTCGGCCGGCGGCGAGGATTTGCTCGTACAGGTCCGCGTGTTCGGCCTGAAACGTCTCGACCGTCATGGCCGATTTGTCGTCTGTCTTCATGGTCTGCTCCTTCAAAAATCTCTCGACCTCTATCGTATCGGTATCGTCACCGGCAAACGCCGTCGACTGGGTATTGGGCATCGCACCGAGCACCGCCATGGAGACCTCGATCACCTGTCCCTTGCGGAAGACGGCCCCGGGACCCTTGAGCGTGCGGCCATTGACCTTCGCGGTCGCCCCCTCGGCCACCTGCTCAACCTGGATCGATCCGAATTGCAGCGAGGCCTGCATGGGGAAACCCTCTTTCATATCCCGACGCAGCTCGGTGGCCTTGGCGTTGCTGAGGAACTTGCCCTCGAACGTCACGGCCTCATCGATTTCATTCTTGGTCGTGAAGCCCACCCGAGACGCCGTGTAGTGCGAATCAAGCACCGGCAGCCGTTTGCTGGCGAACGTGATGCCCTCCAGGTCGAAGGCCAGGCGGCCCCAGTACCAGTGCTCGCTGATTCCGCCGTCATAGGCCCGGATCCAGAACGTGTTCTTCTCGCCCTCGTCTGCGAACCGCACGGCGTCGACGGGGCACGCGAACACGCACGCCGATCGCGGCACCATCAAGTCGCCCACGCTGCCGTCATTGCCGCTCTTCATCGTCTTCCTTGTCGTCGCCATCGTCGCTGCCTCCTGCCGGTTCCGTCGCCACCGGCGCCAGGCCCTTGTCCTTGAGTATCCGTTCGTCCGCCATCATCTCGTCGGTCTCTTCGTCGAAATCATAGCCCCGATCCCCCATGATGTGCCGCCGGCTCTTGAGCCGCTTTTCCATGAGCAGGATGTCCGCCTGGGCGTCCTTGAGGGCGTCGATGTACCGCCAGCGTTTCGGCCGGATCAGCCGCTTGTACCAGTCCTCCGGCGCCCCCTTCAGTTCGCTTTGAATCCATCGCTCCATCTGCCAGCGATGCCAACGGTGCAGCAGTGGTACGATCACCTCCTCCTGCTCCTGGATGAAGTTGTCCCGCGTCAGGTCCAGGGCAAAGCGCATGTTCATGTAGGTCGCGCCGGCGAAATCGCCCGAGACATACGTCAGCGGAAAACACAGCGGCCGGCCGATGAACGACAGGCACCGCAGGATGAACGGATCGAAGTCGGCGGAAGGATGGGCCGGCGCGATCGCGCGGGCGTCCTCCCCCACTCCGCACTCGTAGATCAGGCCGGGCCCGAGCTTCTCCTGTTTGAATCCCTCGTCGCTGGTCTCCGTCGAGGCCTGGCTGGGGCGGGCCGTCGGCAGCATGCCCTCCGGGAAGCGTTTGGTGATCGCCATGACGAACAGCGCATTGACGTGGGCCGCCACTAATGCGGCGTCCGCGTATCGCGTCACCTTGTCGATCCAGTCGACGGCACTGGTCAACGCCGGCTCGCCGCGGGTATAGCTGCACCGGTCGGCGTTGAAGACGTGCACTACCTGTTCGGCCGTGTACCGCTGGAATTGATCGTTGCGGATGTATCCCCACTTGTCCGGCTGGCCGATGTAGTACCCGATCACGCGGCTGTCGCTCTTGCGAGTGGCCACGCCGTTGGTCACGTTGAAAAGTGTCCCGCTGTCGACGCCGTATGGCGTGCCGCACTGGTCGCCCTCACAGAACTGCACGCCGTCGTCCGTCAGCAGCAGGAAGGCGTCTCCATCCCGCCGGTAGCTCTCGTAGAGCGTCCGCAACAGTTTGTGGAATGCGAATCGACCCGTCACGTCGCACGGCGACTCGACGATGCGCTCCCGCCACAGATCCTCCGCGTCTTTGTTGAAGGCCTTGTCGGAGGAGCGTACCTCGATCTTCGTGCTGCTGCCGACCACACCGTTCGCCTCGACCTTGAGCAGTCCCTTGACGAGTGGATTGTTGCGGCCGTAGTCGCGACAGATCTCCCTCAGGTTGCTCAGGGCCTGCTCGGTCAAGTGGCTGTCGCCCGTTCCGCCCACCAGGCTGCGCGGCTTGCGGGTCCGCGTGCCGTCGAGAGCCTCGTAGGCGAAGCGATACGCCGCCCGGCGATGCGCCCAGCGGGGCGAAACCGCCAGGGCCATGCGGTCCAGGCCGTCCGAAATCCGCCTCGATAGCCCCGCCAGACGAGCCGCCATCAGGGCACCTCCATCGCCTTGACGCGGCCGTTGGCGGCCCAGTCGATCCGCAGTTTGAGGTTGTCCCGCTGGCGATAGAGGGCTTCGAGGTTGGCGTGCACCACCTGGCGGCCATCCCCGGCGGTGGTGGATTGGGCCTTCAAGGCGTTCTGAATCGCCGTTTCGACAAGATCAAGTTCCTGGGCCAGCGTCATTGCCATGCCCGGAACGTATACTACCTATGGGGGGCGAAAAAGGGGCTGTATACCACGCAGTGGTATGAAGTCGAAGTTTTTTTTTCAGGGCTCGTAGTTCTGTTCGATGCTCTTGAACCGGTATCCACCCGTGTCCGAGCGGCCCGGGCAGTCGGGATTGCGGCACTCGTGCCAGCGCACTGGCACGCTGTGACTGTCGACGACCGGGCAATCGGCCGACCCGCACTTCGGGCAGCGTGGCCGGACCCACGAGACGCAGTCGATCTCGGCCGGCGGCCGCTTCTTCGGCGGCTCCGGCAACCCCAAATCCGGCAGCTCATCCATGAATCCGGCCATCTATTCGTCGTCCGTGACTCGTCGCTCGCCTTTCATTTCAGACTCGGCAGGCCATCGAGGAAGCCGTCGCCGGTCTTTGGTGGCGTCGACGCCTTCGGCGTCGGCGGCCGTGGCGTCTTGTATGGTTCCAGCAATCCGACGCCGACGATCGTCGCGGCGAAGGTCGCCAGGTAGCTCAGGTCCCACGTATGATTGGCCAGCCCCTCTTTTTTGGGGACCCAGATCGGCCAGCCGTCCCGCATCACCTTGTGCTCGGCGCACAACTCACCGAGGATCTCCGGCGTCACATCCTTCGGCAGGTGCATGTACCCGCCCCCCGGCTGCTCGGTAACGTACAGCATGCGGTGCAGGTGATCCTTGAACCACAGCGGGTTGACCTCGTACCGCACCAGGGCCCCGTCGACCGCCGTGCGGCTGTACGGCTTGGTCATCCGCCGAGCCGAGCCATACGCCGGAACCGCGCCATGCGCCGCGTTCTGCCGACAGAAGTCCAGCACCGTCTCGGTGTGGTAGGCGCAGTCGATGACGCTGATCGCCGGCGGCAGCACCAAATCCGGCGCATCGGCCAGAGGCCACGGCTTGACGACCAGCCGCCGGGCCAGCTCGTAGTTGGCGATCTCGTTGGTGTCGCCCGTCTCCAGCCGCCCGAACTCGATCGGCCAGCATTCGAACAGATGCCCCCAGCCGAACACGGCATACCGTAGGTGATCCACCTGCACGTCGATGCTCACCGTGATCACCTGCACGCCCACGGGGGCCCGGCCGCTGCCGTAGACGTCGATGTGCCGCTTGAGCCGGTCGATGTCCGTCTCGGCCCGCGTCTCCTTCCACGGCAGGCCGCGATGGTTGTTGGTGAAGTGCCGCAAGGGCTCGATACGGCCGCCCTTGAGGGCCAGTTGTGCCCTCACGAAGGCCACCGCCATGCTCCGCAGGCTGCGCAGTCTCGGATGGCCCATCAAGCCGTCGACGTGGAAGCTGCGGTACGGCGTCGGGGGCCGCTCGCCCTCGATCGAGCCGCCCGGTCCCATCGTCACGCCGGCCGGCAGCCAGCGTCCTTCCTGCAACGCCGCCGCTCGCGCGTAATCGCTCCAGACCTGCCCGCACGAGGGGCAGCAGTACCGCACGTGCTGGCCGCTCTCGTACGCCTCCAACGGCAGCCAGTCGCCGTGCTCGTCGCGGTCCAACACCGCGTAGGCCTCCGGCGTCTCGCGGTCCCACCACCGCATCACGTGCCAGAATCGGCAATTGGCGCACGGCACCCAATACTCGCACCGGTCCCCGGCCTCGTACTGGTGGTCGAAGTCGTCGCCCGCGTTTCGCGGGGAGCTGATCGCCAGGATCTTGCCCTTGTTCGGGAACGCCAGCGTCCGGCCGCGAAGGTGATTCAGCGCGTGGATGCCACTTCGCCCGGCAAAGGGACTCCACAGCGCCACCTCGTCGGCGATCACGTAGGGAATCGGGTCGCTGGCCATCGTCGCATCACTATTGCTCCAGGCCAGGTACAGCAGCATGTCGCCCAACTCCGTAGGTTCCCCGACGTTGAACTTGTCGATGCCTCCCAATGCCTCCAGCAGGAACGGATTGGCCCGAAACGTCGCCCGCAGCCTCTTCATGCGCCTCTTGACCGTGACTTCATCGGTCATCACGATGATCTTGTGCGCCGGCTCGTACCGGATCCCGTGACACATCCAGAGCATGCCGATCATCGTCTTGCCCATCTGCAACGGCGCCGCCACCGTCACCTCCCGCACGTAGGGATCGGTCAACGCCGTCACGATGCCGCGTTCCCACGGCGCCAGCTCGTAGCTGAAGGGTCCGCTTGCATCGCTTTCTATGCCCGGTAGGATCAGCTCGCCCTCCGGCCACTCGGCGATCGAGGGAACCTCGCGAGGGCGAATGATGTCCAACTCCTCGGGGAAAGGACCCCACAACGTCGTTCGTCGCTCGTCGCTTGTCATTCCTCCTCCTCTCCGTTGGCGAGCAGAGTCAAACCCTCTTCGAACTTCTGCCTGGCAGCCTCCGGCACAGGCAGTTCAGCCGGCCAGTCGCACCAACGGCGCAGCAGCGTCTCAAACGCCGCAACATAGAGACCCTTGAGCTGCTCGGCCGTCAGGCCCTCGTGCTCGTGCGCCCACTGCTCGGCCCGCGCTGGGCTGAGCAGTTGCACCAGCCAGGCCGCCCGCGTCCGTAACATCGCCACCACTTCCGACCGCTGATACACCCGCCCCTCGATCTCGTCGCCCTGCAACCGACGCAGCCGCTCCAGGGCGGTTTCGCCGTCGACCTTGACGCCCGCCTTCTGGGCGGCGAGTTTGCGGACCTCCCAGTCCCGCAGCCAGGCCACCAGGCGGGGCAACGAGTACGAGCCGTCCGCATTGCGTGGCAGATCATGCTCTTTGGCCCAGCGGCCCAGCGTGCGATGGTCGATCCCCACGGCCCGGGCGATCTCTACCGGCGCCATCCGCTCGAAATCCACCACCGGCGCCCGGTCGTCCCGGCAGAACAAGGCCTCGACGGCCGCCACGGCCTTCGGGTCGCCCTCTTTGGCCCGGGCCACCAGCGGGGCTTTGAGGCTTCGAAAGAGCTTCGCCTGTTCGCGGTCCCACAGGTCCCGCACAGCGCGGTCTTTGCGGTAGAGCTCGGCGAACTCGCCACGGGCCAGACCCACCTCGCGCCCCACCCGCTCGGGCACGACGAAGGTCTCGCTCGCCGCCTGCGCCACCAGCCGCAGGAACCTGCCCCGTTCCCAGGCCGCCGCCAGGACCTTCCTCTTGACCAGCGTCTCGACGTCGCAACCCAGCCGGGCCTCCGCCTGCTCCTGCGTCTCGCACTCGAACGCCGCCGCCCGCACCGCCGCCGCCGACGGCAACTTCGCGGACCGTGACCTGCGCTTCGCGGGGCGATCGTCCGACGAGGCCGCTGTTTCAATGTTCTGTTTGGGTTTGCTCGTCATCTCTTCGACTCATTTCGGTTTCCAACGCTGCCAGTGCTCGCAGGTGTGCCGCAGGTCCATCGTCCGCATGAAGAACGGGCTGGCATTGCACCGGCACATCCGCTCACCGTACCCGAGTAGTTTGCCCTGTGTCATGTGCTTGCAATTCAGGCAGCACGGCCGCCTCGGCGGCTCTTTGTTCGTCACCCGTTCCGATCGACCGACGCCAACCTTCGCAACCACCTTGACGTAACCCTTTTCCATGCCCATCACTCACCTCACCAGTCGATTCCTCAACCACCATTCCGCCAGGCCTACGGCGTCGTGCATGTCCAGACCCGGATCGGCATCCGCCGACAGTTGCGGGTATAGCGTCCGGATCGCGGCGGCTCGCGCTGTTTTCGGCACGCCGCGCGTCCAGTCCGTCTCACA